CCGCCCAAAATGTGGTTGCGGAAGAGCCGCGCGAACTCCGCTCCGTTGGTGGCTTGCAAGTCCGGGGCTTCCGTCTTCCACTCTTCGGCGTCGTTATGCACGCGCGTCCCGCCGCTGGTGGGCACGGTGATTTCCGCCGCCCGGCGCTTCACTTCGTCCGCCGTGGCCCCCTTCAGGGTCACGTCCCAGATGAACGAGCGAAGGTAGTCCCAGCGCTCCGCTTCGCCGTAGAGGGCCTGGTCGTACACGTCTAACCAGTCAATCACCGGCAGCAGGTCAGAGCGGCCCCGTGTGGAGTTGGACAGGTCATTGACGGTGAAAAAGAAACAATCGCCGTCGGTAAACGTCTTGCGTATCTCTTGCGTGCGTTCGGTAAACACGCTCTCAGGCCCGCCGGTAATCACCCGGAAGCGCCGTTTTTTGCCGCGCCGCGCACCCGTAAGGCCCGCGCGGGCCACAACGCCTATGGGCTGCTCTATGTTGTCCGGGTCAGTGACAACTTTTTCGATAAGCGCCGGGTCAAGATACCCAAGGCGCATGTGGCCGGTGATGCTGTTTGCGAACGTGGGCCAGCACTGCTCGCCGTACACGGCCAGTTCCCGCGCCTTTTTGGGCAGCTTCATGTCCATGCGGTTGATAGGGTCGCGCCAGAACGAGTCCAGCCAGGCTTGCGCTTCCTGGTCCGGCACCTTGAGACGCACGCCTTCCGCCAACAGGTAGGCCACGGGCAGTTCAATCAGGCGGTTGGCCAGGGGGTTCGTGCCCCACAGGTACACGGCCAGCTCGCGCTGGCGATCCTGCGTCATGGGCGAGAGATCGCGCCCCGCGTCGCCGGAAAGCTTGCGCCAGCCCGTTTCGTCCGTGTCGATGTTCGCGCCGAAGGCTTCCCGGAATGCAGAGGGAGCCTGGGCTTTGTCAGGCGCTTTCGCTTCAGGGACAAAGGCGCGGTACAGGCGGGTGAACAAATTCATTGCGGGCCTCGCGCGTTCAAACGCCCGGCGCGGCCGAAGAGCCGGGAACGGCCTTGCGGGCCGTTGCCGTGCCCCCCGTGCCGCAATGCCGGGGTGTCGGTAGTGTTGATGGTGGCCCCGGCGGGCGGCACGCCGCGCATGTCCGCCCCGGCAATGCCCAGGAAAGCGGCCCAAGCCCTGTCCGCGTGGCCGTCCCCATCCCTGTCCGCCACAAGGCGCGGCGCGCCTGTGGGGCCAATGACCTTTTGGATTTTGTGCAGATCGGCCCTGAGCACGGGGTTGCCCGCCGGGATGCGCACGCGGCGATCCTCAAAGGCCTGCCGGGCAACTGTGGCGATGGTGAGGGGCCGGGCACCGGACAGGATAACGCCCTCGACGCTGGCGGTCCCGTAGCGGCGCTGCATATCCTCCACGGGCTTTTCCCCCATGCCCGTCTGGTCCATGACCAGCCGGGTCATGCGGTAAATCTCGTGCAGCCGGGCTATTTCCGTGTCCTGTGCCGCAAAGGACGCCCCGCGTAGTTCGGAGATTTCACGCGTCCAGAGCACGTCGCCAATCAGTTCCCAAACCCAGCACACCCACAGATCGCGCCGCCGGGCGATGTCGTTGCCGAAAAAGCACGGCCCGCCCTGGTACAGCTCGGGCAGCCCGGCCTCCATATCTTCACAACCGGCAATCACCTCGTAGGAGAGCCAGGCGCTGGCCGCTTCGGCCCATTCCAGTAGATACTCCTGCCGCCAAACGTCTTCATCCCCGCATCCGGCGTGCAGCTCTTCAATGTTCCGGTCCAGGCCGTCCGCAACGGCTTGGTAAATATCCACGGTATGGCGTGACCAGGTTGTGTCCTGGGCGGTCATCAGCTCGTAAAACTTATTGCCCTTGCCGTTGGGGGTGCTGCAAATGCGCAGCTTAAGCCCCGGCTTGGAGACAACAGGGAACAGCGCGGCCCATATCGCCCGGCTGTCCTGGTGGAAGGCGAACTCGTCCAAAAAGACGTTGGCGGAAAAGCCGCGCGCCGTGTCCGCGTTGGCGGGAAGCGCGGTGACGCGGCTGCCGCCCTTTGTGACCACCTCCAGGGCGGCCACGCGTGTGCCGTCCGAAAGGGGGAACTCGTATTCAAGCTCATCATAGGCCGCGCCCAAGGCCCGCAGGTGCAGTTTGAAGCCCTCATTCATGGCCTCTTTGGCCTGGCGCTCGCCGCGCGAGAGTATGACCCAACGCACGCGGCGGCCCATGGCTTCCGCCTCCAGCACGTCTTCGGCAATTTCAAGAGTGGTGGTGAACGTCTTGCCGGTCTGGCGCGCGAACATCCCGATTTTGAAGCGGGCCTTGTCGTCAACCCAGCGGCGCTCATAGGGCAGCAGTACGCCGGTCATGGCTACGCCTCGCCCCGGTAAATGGCCTTCACCCGCTCCAATGCTTCTAGGGGCGTCAGGGCCTTGTCTTTGGCTTCGCTGGCCACGTCCTTAACCGCCGCGTCCATGCGCGCTTCGGCTTCCTTGCGGCCTTCCTCCCGCACTTTGGCAACATAGTCCGCGTCCGCCTTGGCCGCGCGGGTGAGGTGGTCAAGCGCCTTGGCCAGCTCCATGGTTTCCCTGGGCGTAAGCTCCCCGGCGTCGCCGCCGCCAAGCACATGCTCCAGCGCCCCGTAGAGCACTGAGTGCATCATTTGCATATTCAGGCGGGCGGTTTTGCTGTCCGGGGCGTCGCCGAAGCGGCGCACTAACGCGTCCGCCATGACGCGGCTTTGCTCCATCTTGGCGGCCACGGCGTCAATTTTCTTGGTCCAATCCCCGAGCGTGGCACGCGGCACGGCAATGTCCAGGGCTTTCAGGGCGTCCAGGATTTCGTCAATGGTGCGCCCCTTCTCCCGGAGGTTGCCTATCAAGTCCCGCACTTCCGGCGGCAGCTTCTTGAAGCCTGACACGCGCGGCATTTATTCCCCCGGCACCGGCTTCTTGACGCCGGGCACCACGGCCCGGCCCTGGGCCACGTCATGGCCACGGCCTGTAAGCCTGGCCACGGCCATGCCTTCCAGCTCCTCAACCGTGACAAGCCCCTGTTCGGCAAGCCAGGACAGCTCGCCGCGCACCGCGTCCCGGCTGACGTTGTGTCCCATGGTGTCCAAGGCTTCGCGCAAGATGTAATGATTGGCCTCGGAACCCGGCGCGCGGTCAAGGATGCGCAGGATAAGCAGGCGGCGGTCTTCGCTTAAAAGCTGGGCAAAGCCGTTCATCGCTTGGTCCCCTTCAACTCGTTTTCAAACAGCATGGTTATCTGCCGCTCGGTGCGCTGCATAAAATCGCGTTGCCCGGCCATTTCCGACCTAAAGCCCTGAAGCTCGCCGCGCACCTTTTCCAATTCCATGTTCAAGTTGTGTATGCCCGTGACTGTGGGCAGGGCCTGGACGGCCTTTTCCATCGCGTCCAGCCTGTGCCTCAGTTCGGTTCTCTCTTTTTCGGCGGCGGCAAAGAGTTTCTCCTGGTCCGCTTTATAGGCCGCAAAGGTATCCAGAGAGACGAAGTGCTGGTGCAGCGACCACCAGAGCCAAACCCACAGCCCGTGCAGCGTGAAGGTGATAATGGACAGCCAATGTTCCTGGAGAAAATCGATCATGCCTTTACCAATCCTTGCTTAACTGGACCCAGCCCAGGGCTATGGCATGAACTTCCTGCGCCCATGCGCCGTACAGCACGGCGTGGGCCAGCAGGTCCCTTACGGTCACAGGTTGTTCTGGTAGTACCCCGGCCCCAAGGGGGGCGGGGGCTTCGGTATGTTGCGAAGGATCGGCGGAACCACCGGACTCGTTTGAACGTCCGGCACCGGCGGCCCCTTCGGGACCGTATAGGGCTTCGTTGTACAGGCGCACAGCGTCAGCAGTAAGAACGCAATCATTGTCGCGCGTCGCATCGGTGATCCTTTTGGCAAAGCCCCGGCGCTCGCTGGCCAAGGTGTTTTTGGTGTTAATGAGTGCGGTTTCCAGCTTGTCGGCCCTGGCCTGTTCCGCTTGCAGCCGCTCCCTGGCCGCCTTGTTCGCCGCCGCAAATTCGGCCCAGCGGGCCGCGTTGGCGTCCGCAACCTCGCGCTTCAGCTTCTCCAGGGCGGCGGTGCCTTCCGCTTGGGCCTTGCCGTACCCGGCGTTGTAAATTCCCCACGCCATGACGAAGAGAGCCGCCGCCACAATCAGGCCTGCCAGCCACTTTCCCCAGCTCGGCAGTAATGAGAGAGCTTCAAAGATCATCGCTCGACCTCCGCGTTTGAGGGCGTTACCGGCAAATCCTGCTCACACAGGCGGCGTTCGTCCGCCCGGCGGCGCACAAGTCCCGGCAGCTCCTTGCCGCCCGCCCTTGTCCACATGGAAAAGGCGGCGCACCCCCCGGCGAAGTCGCCCGCGTTAAAACGCTTGGCCACGGTGGACTTGCAATAGGCGGCCGGCCCGATGTTATAGGCAAGGGAAACGGCGGCGGCTAACTGGTTGGGATGCCCGGCCAGGTCCGGCGTACAGGCCAGCACCGGGTCAGCATGGGCAATGAGCTTTTGCTCCAAAGAGCGCAGGCACTCTTCCCGCGTGTAGCGTTTGCCGGGGATGGCCATTGCCGGGTCCGTATCGCCGTAACAGACCGTGGCAATGCCCACAGGGTCATAGTAGGTGGTAAGCACAGCGCCCTCGTAGTTGGGCACTATGACCATAAGGACGGCTGCCGCCGCCAAGCCTACAACACCGGCAAGGGTCTTCTTTTGAAGAGGCGGCTTCTGTGTCTGCATAGAATCTCCCAAAAGCAAAAGGGGCAATGTAGCCGCACGCTACATTGCCCCTTTGCCGAATGGCATGTGGAAGCACTTCTATATCAAGGTATGTTTTTGCATCCCTGTTTTTCTAAAAAGCTGGTTACGCCTGCGGCGGGCGTCGCAAACGCGCTTTCGGCGTTCCATTTTTTTAGCTTGGTTGGCTTTTTTCAGTTCTACGAAAGGCAGCGCGAGCACTTCGGCCAGCCGCACAACTCCCTCGGCAAGACCTTCAATAACAGTGGCGCACGCGGAACCAAGCGCTTCAAAGTCTTGTTTAATCTTGTCCGCATCCGGTTTGTTTTTCATATATCAAACAAGCTCCCCTGTTGCGACGCCTGACGCAAGTCTCTGGCAACCATTGTGACATAGCGCACCGTGGCGTCGGCATTCAACGCCGTTTCCCTAAACGATGTCCCCTCATTCAGCAACCGCTTGATCTTCACCCGCTTGCTCTTGCCCGCCGCGTACTTGGGCACCGTCAGCCAGTCCCCGCCGTAAACCTTGGACAAAAGACGCAAGGCCGGAAGTCCTATATACTTCACCAGCTTATGCCCGCTCTCCGGGTGCATGGGCACATACTGAGCCACGCCCCCCACATGCCCGGCCAACACAAGGGCCAACTCCGCACCGATAACCTCGGCAACGTCAATGAGCCCTTGCGGCCAGTCTGCGGGGTAGCGGTTCATCCCGTTTCCCTGCCTTTACGCTTGGCGTCCCGGTGCAGCGCGGCAATGACTCCCCGCAACTGATCCGGCAGGGCGTCTTCCCATTCCTTCACCACGCCGCCGCTCTGGCGCTTGAGTATGGCCAGGGCATAGTCCCAGCGGACATACCGGCCCTCTTTCGTCCCTTTTTCCGAGAGCAGCGCGCTTATTTTCTGCATCAGGTACGAGCGGCCCAGCCCGGAAAGATCGCTGTAGAGCAGGGCCGGAGCGTCATGCCCGGCCAGGGGCGGTTTGATGCGTGGTGCGGTGCGCGCGTCTCTATCCGCGTCTGCGGGCGCGCAAGATGTTTGCGGGGGTGAACCCCGCAAACGCGCCCTTGCCGCTCCACTGCGAGCCACGGCTCGCGGCCTGTCGGCCTTTTGACGCTTGGGCTTGGCTTCCCAGCCCAGGCGTGACAAGTGCAGCAAGAGTTCATGCAGTTGCGCGTTGGTGAGATCGGCGGAACTCTCCACGCCGAAGCGCTCGGAAAGCAGGTAACGGTAAGTATCTTCGCTGAACCCCGGCAGCGTGGCGTACAGCGCGGGCAGGGCAATATGAATCTTGGCAATCATGGCCCGGCGATGCGCCGCCCTGGCGTTGGCGGCGGAAGTGTTTACTGGAGCGGGCGCGGGCGGGGCCACGGGCGCGGGAGTGTTTGCCGGCGCAATGGGGATGATCTTAGCCAGGCGCGGCGGCGGGGCAGCGGCCCGGCTTTCCTTTTCCGCAATTTCCGCCCGCAAGATGTTCAGCGGCCCGTAGAGGAAATCGGTAGGCCGGTCTTCCCAACGGCCGTTTTTCCCACAGGCAAAGGCCGTGATCTGTTCCCAGGTCATGCCGCACGCTTGGGCCAGCCGCCGTATTTCGGCCAGGAGGCGTTCGCGCTCCCGCATGGCGGGAGAGGTGAAGGTAAGCACCTGGGTGGTCATGCCATGCCCCCCGAAGGCGTGAGACGCTGTTTACTGAAGCTGCAACGCCGGGTAACGTCCAAAGAAAAACGGGGGCGGCTATGAATGAAGGGCTTCAGGTACTCTTGCTGGTTGTGGGCTTGCTGGCCGTTGCCTGTCTCTGCGTGGCTATGGCTGTGCGCATGAGGCGAAAGAAGAGGCCCAAAACCATGCGGGAACACTTCAAGGCGGTACTTGAAAATGAAGAGCTGATGAAACAGCTTCGCCAAGAGGCGGAAGCAAGGCTGGCCGCCAATGCGTACCAGTTCCCCGAACCGGAAGTGGCGGATATGTTTTTGCGGGCCGGGCTGTGCAACGGCCCCCAGGTGGAGGCTTTGATTAACGCGGGATACAAGACCTTTGAAGCCGTCGCTAACGCCGAAGTGGCGGACATAAAGAAGCTGCCCAAGTTCGGCCCCAAGTCCGCCCCGGCAGCTATCAACGCCGCCCGGCGAAAACTGGACTTGCCGCCCTTGCCCCTGTGACCCCTGGCCCCGCCCGCGCGGGGCTTGTTTTTTTTCAGGGCAAGGGCTAGCGTGGTCACTGAAGGTGCTGAAAACACCACAAGGCGGCCACGCCAACCCGAAAGCATTGGCTTTTCTTTTGCCCTTTGTCCGAGGGGAAAAATCGCTATTGTTTGCCGGGTGTGGGCGAAATACAAGACCCGTAAGGGGAAATAGCCCGCAGCGCCCTTGTGCTGTTTTCAGCGCCCGGCAATTCTCATAGGGAGGATTGCCAATACCGGCTCTGAAAAAGCCACAAGGAGTTTTGCTATGACTAGTCTTATTTCTTCCCCCATCTTGTCTTTGGTTGACGGCAAACCGATGGTTTCCAGCAGGGAAGTCGCCCTGCGGTTTCAGCGTAAACACAAGGATGTGTTGCGTGACATAGAGCGAATTATCTCTATGTGCCCAAAATCTTTTACTGGGCGCAATTTTGCGCCCAGTGAATACACGGACCCCACTGGCCGCTCCCTGCCGTGCTACCTGTTGACCCGTGACGCCTTTTCCCTGTTGGCAATGGGTTTCACCGGCAAGGCGGCCATCATGTGGAAGCTGCAATACATCGAGGCGTTCAACGCCATGGAGGCCGCCGTTCTGGAAAGCCTGAAGGCGCAAGCCGCCCTGGCCCGCCTTGAGGGCGCAACCCGCGCCCTGGCGTTGCAACCGGGCGACCGCCTGCGTTTGAAAAAGATTCTGGCGTACCGCAGCCGGGGATTTTCCTGCCGGGAAACAGCCCTGGTCATGGGCGACAACCAGCGCCGCGTGGGGCACATGCTCTCCCTGGCCAAGAAGCTCGGCCTGCTGGCCAGCCTGGAGGCGTAGCATGGGACAGCATATTCCCCTGAACGCCGTTGAAACAGCGGCCATGGAACACGCCCGCGCCGCGTTGCGTTCCCTGTCGAACTCTTTGGAAGGCTCGGCACAGATCGCGCGGACGCTGCACAAAACCCTTACGATACTGAGCATGGCGGACGCCTTCCGCGACGCTGAAAAGCTCGAAGGGGCGCAAGGCGGCAAGACCGCGTAATTTGTGGGGGCGGGGTTCACGCCTCGCCCCCCATTAAGTCCGCCACGGCCACGGGCAGCTCAAAACCAACACACCGCACATGCCAACGGCTGCCGTCCAATCTGTAGGGTTCCGAAGCCGTAAAGGTTTGTGTGTACTGGAACGGCTCGCCATCCACGAAAGACG